GCAGGAAACAGCCAGATACAGAAAATATATTTAGGTTTAACAAAACAGCAATAAAGTTTAGTAAATCAAGTAAAGAGGTTTAATACAGCAAAGGCAAAGGTTTAAAGAGTGGACGAACGAATCAGCGCGGTTGAGTATGCGAAGATAAAAAAGGTCAGCCCCATGGCCGTTACCAAATGGATCGCGGCGGGTAAGCTCGGCCCCCTGGGTGACGCGGTGATCAAGGTGGGCCGCCGGTATCAGATTGATCCGTTCAAAGCCGATCAGTATCTCGATGTCAATGTCAAGATGACGAATCAGAGATTGTTCGACGATGCAGATCACACGCTGCAGGATCCCGCCGTACCGCCAGAAAATGGAACGGAAAAATCCTCAGGCGGCCAGCCTGATTCCTACCGCCAGGCCACGACATGGAAGATTCGCTATGAGGCCCTTCTCCGCCAGCAGGAATACGAGATCAAGAACGGCAAATACATCCTCGCCGATGAGGCCCACACCACGTTTTTCAACAAGGCCCGCACCTTCCGCGATGCCATGCTCAACATACCGCCCAGGGTAGGCCGCATCGTTGCCGCCGAGGCATACGAATCCATCGCCACCGAGCTTGGCATGATCCTTGATGATATCCCCGACACCCTTCTGGAAAAGATTCAAACGATTGTCACAACCCGCACCGAGTTGATTATGAAGTCAGAGATAGAGCAGGCGCTCAAGGAGTTGACTTCATGAGATCCCACGCCAACGCCGCCCTTGCCATCACCCGCTCCCTTGTCACCGCCGCCGTCCGCGAAGGCATCCGCCCTGATCCCGACTTCACCATCACCGAGTGGGCCGACGAATACCGCTACCTTCCCAAGAAATCCTCGTCCGAATCCGGCAAGTACCGCAGCTCCCGCACCCCGTACCTCCGGGAGATCATGGACGCCCTCTCCCCCTCCAATCCCTGCCAGGAGATCTCCGTCATGAAAGGCACCCAGCTCGGGTTTACGGAGGTGGGTAACAACTGGTTTTGCTTCGTGGCCGATATGTGCCCTGGCCCCATGATGATGATCTTCCCTACCCTCGAAATAGCCAAGGGCCACAGCCAGCAGAAGCTCGTCCCCACCGTCGAGGAAACCCCCCGCCTTCACGGCAAGATCCGCGAATCACGCTCCCGCGATTCCGGCAACACCATCTTCTCAAAGGATTTCCCCGGAGGCACGCTCTTTCTTGGTGGGTCAAATTCGGCAGCCGCGTTCCGCTCCAAGTCGATCCGCTTTCTTTTCCTCGATGATATCGACGGGTTTGAACTTGATGTAGGCGGCGAGGGCGATCCCATAGATCTGGCGGAGAAGCGCACCGATACCTACAGCACCCGCAAGAAGGTGTTCAAGGTATCCACGCCGACGATCAAATCCATCTCCCGCATCGCCCGGTGTTTTGAAGAGTCCGATCAGCGCCACTATCACGTGCCCTGCCCCCACTGCGGAGAAAAGCAGCTCCTCGAATTCGGTGAGAAAGATTCGCCCCACGGCGTCAAGTTCCACCGAAACGCGAACAATGAAGTTATCCGCTCCTGGTATGTCTGCCGTTTCTGCCACGAGCAAATTGAAGAACACGCCAAGACCTGGATGCTCGCCCATGGCGAGTGGATCCCCGCCCACCCCGGACGTATGCGCCGCGGCTACCACCTCTCCAGCCTCTACTCTCCCCTCGGCTGGGTGTCCTGGGCGCAGGTGGCGCAGGAATTCCTCGCCGCAAAGAACAACAAGGAACGCCTCAAGACATGGATCAACACCCGGCTTGGCCTTCCCTTCGAGGAAAAAGGCGATCAGCCCGACTGGGTGCTGCTGCGCAACCGCCGCGAGTCCTACCCCATGCTCACCGTCCCAACCGGAGGCAAGCTCCTCGTTGCCGCCGCCGATGTCCAGGAGGACCGCCTGGAAGTCAAGATTAAGGCCTACGGCCAGGGAGAAGAAAGCTGGCTCGTCTATTACGGCCGCATATTCGGCGATACAGAGAGGCGCGAGGTATGGGACCAGCTCGATATCATCCTCAACCGGGCCTATCCCCACGCCGACGGCCACGACATGCGCATCGCCACCCTCGCCGTAGACGCCGGATACCGCACCCAGACCGTGTATAATTACGTCCGTTTTCGTGCCCCCAGGGTGATTGCGGTCAAGGGCCAGTCGAAGGCTAACAAACCCATCATATCGCGTCCCACTGACCAGGACGTGAACTGGAAAGGGTCTATCATAAAGGGAGGAGTTCAGCTCTGGCAGGTGGGAACCGACACGATCAAGTCCACCATCTACGGCCGTATCCAGGAATCGGAACCAGGGCCCCGCACCATGCACTTTCCCCAGGAGCTCCCCGACGAATATTTTATGCAGCTCACCGCCGAGAAGCTCGTCACCAAATTTGACGCCCGCGGTTTCCCCAGGATGGAATGGGTCAAGGTGTCGGAGCGCAACGAGGCCCTCGACCTGGAGGTCTATTGCTACGCAGCCGCCATCCGGGCCGGCATGGCATACATGGATTTTATCCCGCCCGCCACATCGCTCCCCTCGCCCCCCGCCCAGGGCCGCCGCGTCGTCAGCCGGGGGCTTTCTTGACATTCAATGACCTTCCCGACAAAACGCTCCTCCGCGTTGACGAGGTGGCTGGATTCTTTTCCGTCACGGAGCGCACGGTGTACCGATGGTGCGAAGAGGGCGCCCTGGAAAGCACCCTTATCAACGGCAAATTGCTCCGCATTATCCGGTCGTCAGTTTTAAAAATGGTGCAGGACGGCCAGGATTACCAGGTACAAGCCGTGCCCGCACCTGAACCGGCGAGAAAACGCAGGGTTCTGAGTAAAGGGATTTAATATAAAATCTAAAAAAGGAGATTATTGAAATGCCAAACAAAATGATGCAATTAACAGTATTTAAAGCCCCATCTTTTTCCATCCAGACAACGAAATATGGAATCATATCTTGGAAGCAGTGGATTGACCATGAGATAGATCGTTTTATATCACACGGCCGCCTGGCTGAAATTATCGAAGATAAAAAAACAGGTATGATTGCGCTCAATGTGGATAGAATAGCAATTTAATTACTCCTTCCTCTTATTACGAAGATCGTTCTTTCTTCAGAATGCGAATACCCTACCGCAAGGCGGGGTATTCATTTTTACTGACATACATAGACACACATAGACATACGTGTACAGACAAACCATGGTTCGCTCTTTTATAATTATCCCATGATAATCAAGAACCGAATGTTAAGCACCCCGCATTCCACCAAGGAGGATGTCATGTTATGCTGAAACTCACCGAAGCCCAGGGCGATGCAATCCGCGCAATCAAACAAGACCTCGAAGCCGACGGATTTAAAAATGTCATCATCCGCCTCCGCCCTGCCTTCGAGAGAATAGGCTCCAAACAGGAGCCTCTCTTCTGGCAGATCTGGCCCCGCCTCCGGGTGGCAATCACCTTCGACGTGGTCCGCACCGACGTGGACAAGCCCTCCGCTACAACGCCGGAGGACAGGGAGACCTAAATGGCCCTAAAAACCACCCTTGAACAGCTCGAAGAAGTTCAGACCGCCATATCGGCCGTAATGTCCGGCCAGTCGTATTCAATCGCAGGCCGTGCCCTTACCCGCGCCGACCTCGCCGCCCTCACCGACCGCGAGGCAACCCTCCTCGCCCGGTACAAAACCGAGAACCGCGGCGGCATAGCCGTCCGCTTTGCAACCCCGGTGACAGACTGATGGCGGACAAAACCTACCGGGTCGGCCGCAAGAACGTAGAGATCCACGAAACCGCCATCGACCGCGCCATCAGCTGGTTTGACCCGGCCCGCGGCGTCCGCCGCCTTCGCGGGCGAATAGCCCTTGCCCTGGCCGGCGCCTATTACGGCGCCTCCACTTCCCGGCGCAGCCTCTCGGAATGGAAACCGCCCGGCGGCTCCGCCGACGCCGATACCCTTTTCGATCTGCCTATGCTCCGGCAGCGTTCCCGCGATCTTGAACGCAACAACCCCATCGCTTCCGGCGCCATCGCCACGTGCTGCAACAATATCCTCGGCACGGGGCTTCGCCTCCACTCGTCCATCGACCGCGACATCCTGAAGATGACCGACGAGACAGCCGATATCTGGGAGGCAAAAACCCAGGCGGAATGGCGGCTCTATTTCGAATCCCGCGAGGCAGACGCGGCCCGCACCCTCTCCGGCCACGAACTGGCCGACATGGTGCTCCGTCAGACATTACTCAACGGAGACGTCTTCGTCAACCTTCCCCGGTTTGCGCGGCCCGGCTCCCCCTATACCCTGAAGCTCCAGCTCATCGAAGCGGACCGCATAGCCAATGAAAATTTCGCCCGCGATACCGACGAGCTCGCCGGAGGGATCCGGCGCGACACCACAACCGGAGCGCCCCTGGAATTTCACGTGCTTAAACAGCACCCCGGCACCCTGTCCCGGGACAAGCGCCTCTTTGAATGGGACATCCTGCCCGCCTTCGGGTCCCTCACGGGTCTGCCCGCCGTGATCCACTGCTTCCGCCCGACCCGCCCCGGCCAGTCCCGCGGCGTCCCGTACCTTGCGGCCATCATGGAACCCATCAAGCAGCTTGGCCGCTACAGCGAGGCAGAGCTCGACGCCGCCGTCATCGCCTCCATGTTCACGGTCTTTATCGAGACAGAATCAGGCGGCAACTTTCTGGACATTACCAATACCATGGGAGAGACACGCGCAACCGGCTCCGACAACGATCTCAAGCTCGCCCCCGGTGCTATCCTCGGCCTGGCAAAAGGCGAGAAGATCTCGACCGCGGACCCAAAACGTCCCAATGCGGAATTTGATCCTTTCGTCACGTCCGTCCTCCGCCAGATCGGCATTGCCCTGGAGCTCCCCTTTGAGGTTCTGGTCAAGCATTTTACGTCATCCTACTCTGCCGCCCGCGCGGCCCTTCTCGACGCCTGGAAGTTCTTCTCCGTCCGCCGCGCATGGCTCGCCCGCAATTTCTACCAGTCCGTCTATGAGGTCTGGATGTACGAGGCCGTTGCGTCGGGTCGCATCAGCGCACCCGGCTTTCTCTCCGATCCCCTGATCCGCATGGCGTATCTCGGTTCCGACTGGATAGGCCCCTCACCCGGTCAGATCAACCCCAAAGACGAGGTCATCGCAGCGGAAAAACGAATTGCCCTCGGCCTCTCTACCCGCTCGGAGGAAACAGCCTCTCTGACCGGCGGGGACTTCGAGCACAACGTCCGCCAGATCAAGAAGGAAATGGCGATCCTCAAGGACATCGGTCTTATCAGCGATCCCCCGGCGCCCGTCGTTGCACCACCGGAACCACCGGAGCCAGGCCAATCCGATGAGGAAGACGACGACACAAAGGAGAAGAAAAACGATGAGCGACCATAAACCATCATCGGCGTCCCCAGGCCTGACCCCCCGCCTTCTCGATGCCCTTACCTCTCCGTGGGCCATTATCCCTGAAAAGCTCCTGGAGATCCAGGCCGTCTATTTCACTCACCTCCGCGGCGACAAGATCGACCTCGCCGGGTTTGAGGCAAAAGCGGCAGCGGCACAGCAGCCCAAAACCGCCTCCAAGGAAAAATCCTACCAGGTGATAAACGGCGTTGCAGTCATCCCTGTGGACGGTATTATCGCCAAGAAGATGAACCTCTTCACGCGGATCTCCGGAGGGGTGTCCACCCAGATCCTCCAGCGCGATATCCTGGCCGCCCTTGCCGATGAGGACGTTACGGCCATTATCCTGGATATCGATTCCCCCGGTGGCACGGTGGACGGCACCGAGGAACTCGCCGACGCCATCCACGCGGCCCGCGGCCAAAAACCCGTCATAGCCTACACGGACGGCATGATGGCATCCGCCGCCTATTGGATAGGGGCCGCAGCGGAGCGCATCTATATCTCCGGCGATACCCCCATCGTCGGGTCCATCGGCGTTGTCACCGCCCACGTGGATTATTCCAAATACGAAGACCAGCTGGGGATCAAGACCACCGAGATCTATGCGGGCAAGTACAAGCGCATAGCATCCGACGTGCTGCCCCTGTCCCAGGAGGGCCGCCAGTATCTCCAGGACCAGGTTGATTATATCTACAGCATTTTCGCGCAGCGGATGACGGCATACCGGCCTGACAGGCTTGACCTTCCCGCCGAAGGGGCGATCCCCTGGGCGGACGGAAAGATATTTACGGGCAAACAGGCGATTACAGCCGGCCTTGTGGACGGTGTTTCCACGCTTTCCCGGCTTATCGCAGACATAAGCGCCAACCCCGGCGCAGCAATCCTCAGGGCGAGGATGGAAGAACAAATACAAAGGAGGACACAATGTCTGAAATAATGACAATCGAAAATCTGAAACAAGCATTCCCCGACCTGTACGGCGATATAGACCAGGCCGCCTTCAACAGAGGCTTCGCCGCAGGTGAGACCAAAGGCAAATCAGCCGGATTGATCGAAGGCGCAGAGTCAGAACGCTCCCGGATCCAGTCGGTGGAGGCCCAGCTCATCCCCGGCCACGAGGCGCTTATCGCCGGTCTGAAATACGACGGCGCCACCTCCGGTCCTGATGCGGCCGTCAAGGTCCTCGCCGCCGAGAAAACGCTCCGCGAGACGTCCCTTGAAGGTTTCAGAACAGAGCACACAAAGGTGGCCGCCCCTGCCGCCGCCCCCGACCCCGGCGCCGAAACTGTCCGGGAAGGTGACAGCTCCCTTCCCCTGGAAGAGCGGGCCAAAAAGGCATGGGACAAGGATCCTGCCCTCAGGGCGGAATTTGCCGGCAATTACGACGATTACCTGGCATTCGCCAAGGCCGATGCCGCCGGCCAGGTGAAAATCTACAAAGGAAAAGGAGGTAACTAACCATGGCACGTTCTGCAGATCTTGCAATACCATTTGAAATAGGACCTATCAACACCCTTCCCGTCAAGGCGTCATCCGAGATATTCAGGGGCTCGGCGGTGGGCCTCTCCAGCGGCTATGCCCGCGCCCTCGTGGCCGGGGATGCCTTCCAGGGGTTTGCCGACGCCTACGTAAAAGAGCTCGCCGCCAGCAACGGCAGCGTGTTCGTGAACGTCATTACCAAGGGGCTCATTCGGGAGACCATAACCGGCGTGGCAGTCACGGACACCGGCGCCGCTGTCTACATGAGCGACGACGGCACCTTCACCAAGACAAAGGGCAGCAATTCCTTTGTCGGCAATGTCTACCGGTATGTGGCTGCGAACACCTGCATCATTGCCTTTATCGCCCAGGGCCTGCCCGCCGGGGAGATCGCAGCAGGGGCAACCCTGGCATCGGCGCAGCTCCTCGTCGGCAACGGATCCAACGTGGCCGTTGCCTGTGCCATCACCGGAGACATAACCATCACCAACGCCGGGGTCGTTGCCATCGCCAACGGCAAGGTGACTGAGACCATGCTGGAGTCGGCGACGCTTTCCAAGGTCCTGTCCTACGCGAAGAGCTACGTGACCAGCCACGTGCTGAGTTCCGCACACTAACATGAGCGGGACGTGCGGGAAAAGCGAGAAAAGCGGGGATAAAACCTTTCCCGCCTTACATCCTTTCCCGCCAGTCCCGCAGAATGACTGAAAGGAGTTTAGTTTGAAAGTAGCACACTGGGTCATGAAAAATCAGTCAGGGATGCACCGCATGGCGGAGGAGATCTCCGCCTGCGAGGCTACCATGGGCATTACATCGGTCTGTCTCGACGGGGAGATCCCCGTCGAGATCCAGGCCGGTCTCGATGCCGACATCCACGTCATTCACACCCGCCTTCCAGACGTAATATCTCCCCGGAAGGCAAGGGTGGTGTGGGTCGCCCACGGCACCCCGGAGGTGATGTTCACAAATTCCGTCACCGAAGGAACCCGGCAGATCCATGGCTCACCCGATTACTGGATGCAGGCGCACCACTGGATCAGGAGCGCCGACGCCATCGTCACCTTCTGGGACCGCCACGGGTGGATATGGAAGCAGATGGCAGACAAGAATACCCGCGTGGACGTAGTCCCCATGGGCGTGAACATGGCCCTGTGGGGAGCGGTAACCAGTCGCGGCAAATTCGTCGGATCCCCCTCCATCCTTACCGGAGAAAACTGTTTCTCCTGCAAATGGCCGCTGGACCTCTTCTTCGCCATGCCCGATGTTTACGAGGCGATGCCCCTGGCCAGGCTCCACGTCTTCAACATGCCCCAGGACCAGTGTCCCTGGTGGTACCCGCTCATCTATTCCAACGGCGCCGCCTACCGGTCGTACATCGCCGTCACCCGCTTCGCGCCGCCCGATCTGAAAAACGCCTTCGCCTCCGTGGACTATTACGCGGGCCTGGTGCGCTACGGCGACCACAACCGGGTCATGCTGGAGGCCAAAGCCTGCGGCCTCCCCGTTATCAGCTACCGGGGCAACCCCTACGCCGACTACTGGGTCGACGAGGGAGACCAGCGGGCGATCGCCGCCCAGCTCGCCATGATTTTAAAAGGCCAGGTTCCCCCGCGGGAGGATATCACCCCGGTCCCCGACATTACCGCCACCGCATCCGCCATGGCGGCGATCTACGGGAGGATACTATAATGCGGCCCGCCTCCATCGTTGCCCTCCGCCGGGACGTAACCATCTGGCATTACTGCAACATCTACGATTCCGCCATCATCGGCCGCGGCACCACCATCGGGAGCTATACGGAAATCGGCCCCAGGGTCGTCATCGGCAAGAACGTCACCATCGGCGCCATGTGCTTCATCCCCGAGGGAGTTGTTATCCGGGATAAAGCCTGGATCGGCCCCAGGGTCACCTTTACGAATGACCGTTTTCCTCCGTCCCCGAAAGAGGACTGGGAAACCACCACCATAAAAAGCGGCGCCCGCCTGGGCGCCGGAGTCACCATTGTCTGCGGCGTCACGATCGGTGAAAACGCCCTTGTCGGCGCAGGAAGCGTCGTCACAAGGGACATCCCCGCCGGAGAGACATGGGCCGGAGTCCCGGCCCGGAAACACACAAAAGAAGCTCATAGCAAAGAAGCTCTAAGCTCTAAGCAAAGAAGCTCTAAGGAAGATCAGGAAAAGCAGTTCCTTACAGCTAATTCCTTACAGCCAAGAGCTCAACAAAAGGAGGAATAAACCATGCAACAGTATAATGGCATTACATCACGCGGCGTCATCGGCATGTTCTACGCGGCCCTCGCCCAGAACCTGGGCGCCACATGGATACCCGGCCTGTCCATGCCCTTTGACAGCGATCAGGCAATAGAGACCTACAAGTGGCTCGGCCAGGTCCCGCAGATGCGCGAATGGGTCGGAGGCCGCCAGGCCAAGGGTTTGAGGGAGAACGGCTTCACGGTGGCCAACAAGAAATATGAGTCCACCCTTGAGATAAACGTGGACGACCTCAACCGCGACAAGACCGGCCAGCTCCGCGTCAGGATCTCGGAACAGGCACGGCGGGCAAACGCCCACTGGGCAAGCCTTCTTTCCACGCTCCTCGTCAACGGCGAAGCGGGCGTGTGCTACGACGGATCGTATTACTTCGTCGCCACCCACTCCGAGGGGGCTTCCGGCTCCCAGAGCAACCTCCTGTCCGTTGATATCAGCGAGCTCGCCGTGGCAGTGAAGGGGTCAACAACGCGGCCGTCCGTGGAGCAGATGCAGCAGTGCATCATCCAGGCGATCGCGGCCATCGTGGGCTTTGTGGACGATCAGGGCGAACCCATGAATGAGGACGCAGGCAGTTTTCTCGTCATGTGCCCTGTTTCCCTGTGGGATATAGCGCTTGCGGCAACGGCCCTGCCGAACATCGCCGCCAACGTGAACAACGTGCTTCCCGCCACGGACTTCAGGATCCAGGTGGTGCCGAATGTGCGCATGGCCTCATGGACCGCGTCGATTGGTGTTTTCGAGACCGGCGGGGACGTAAAACCTTTCATCCGCCAGGAAGAGACGCCCATCCAGATGTCCGCCAAGGCGGAAGGCTCCGAGTTCGAGTTCGACACGGACAAACACCAGTACGGCATCAAGGCGTCCCGCAATGTGGCCTACGGCTACTGGCAAAAGGCCTGCAAGGTGACAATGATATAACCATAAAACGGGCGAAGGACGCACGGTGTAAATCCTGGTCCTTCGCCTCATCCACCAGGAGGATTATATGGCATTCTTCAGAAAATATCGGGTAACAGGCTTCAAGGCGGAATTCGCCGCGGACCGGATCCAGCTCACCGAAAAGCAGGCCGCGCCCAGGATGACCTGCCTTGAACAAAAAGGCAAGGACATATATGAGATCACGGGCCATATTGAATTCTGCGCAGGGGAGATAATCGGCCTGCCCGCGGGTGTTGTCCCCTCGCTCTTTGTATGCGAGCCCGTAGAAGGCAAGGTACCCGAAGCCAAAGCCCCGGAAGAACAGAAGAAACCCGACGAGACGGAAAAGCCCGCCCCTGATCCCGCCCCTGATCCGGCGCCCGCATCACCCGCCGGTAACGGCGGAAAATCGCCAAACTGACAGCGAGGGCGGACAGGATGTCGATCGTCACGAAAAACGGAGACGGTAAATACAAAGTCGACTGGGCGGGTATGGTCATATTTGTAACGACATCCATGCTCACCGGCCTCATCGCCGTTCTCGGCGCGTATTACGGCTTTCAGGGCAAGATAGAGAAAAATACCTACCGCATCGACCTTGTGGAAAAAATTACCGGCAGTCTGGTCACCAAGGTGGGCGCCATGGAACTCAAGGACGCAGCCGATAGCGCAAATTTCGCGAACGCCTGCCAGATATTGGGCGAAATTAAGGCCCAGGTGAATGCTATCCGCGACGATCAAAAGCGGCGTTATAAGACAACAGGAGATCGATAATGGGCGCAACAACCCTTATCCTCACGGTCTGCCCGGTCTGCGGACGATACGCGTCCTTTTACGGCGGTTGGTATGAGCTTTGCGAAAACATCCTGGATATCCTCAAGGCCAGGGCTGATGTTATCAAAGAGCACCATGTCCTCTGTCCCGCGTGCCGGACAAAAAAAGTCCCTGCCAGGGAGGCGTTAAATGGCTGATTTTGACATATCCTTCAAGCGCACCTTCGACCGGGAACGCGGTTTTGTCGATCCCTCCCCCGGGTACGACGGCAACGACGAGACCAACGACGGCATCGACGAGCGCTACCACCCGGACATCGAGGTGGAGGATCTCACTTTTGAAGAAAAACGCGACATCTACTATCGCCATTACTGGCTGCGCTGCAACCTGGTTTCCGTGGACTCCCAGGAGATGGCCGACATGATCTTCGACGCAGCCTTCCACTGTGGCCCGGCAACATCGGTCATCCTTGCCCAGCAGGCGCACAACCTGCTCTTTCCCGCAGCGCCCCTGAAAACGGACGGGATCCTGGGCCCCAAAACTGCCCTGGCCCTGAACATCCTCGCGCGCCGCTACCTGCCCGGCTACCTGAACGCCCTCATCTACTGCCGGGTCAAATACTACCTGGAACGCCTGGCGGCAAAGCCGTCAAAGGAGCCGAACCGCAAGGGTTGGCTGAACAGGATATGAAAAACCTCCAGATTCTCCACATCAGCGACCCCCATATCCGGAGCGACGAGAAAAAGAACCAAGCCGTCGCAGAATCGCTGACGTTCATTCAGGACACATATCCCGACCACAAGGTTATAGTGACCGGCGACATCGTTGATTCGGGCAGCGAGGAGCAGTATCGTAGAGCGCACCAGCTATTATTCCCATTGTGGGACCGTCTTTTTCTTGTACCGGGGAACCACGATAAGGGGCCAAAGGGCAATCTCTACAATAAGGATAGTGATTGGATGTTCGATAAATTCCTCGCCGCGGCGCTCGATCAGGGTCCTTTCTGCGGCAACAACAGCATATCCGTTAAGCAGGTCGAGGACGTTATGTTCGTCGGGGTCGACAGCAATATCGACACAAACATCCCCTGGCGATTCGCCTCCGGGGAGATTAACAGACGGCAGCTGCGGGATTTGGAAAGGTTGTTTGACGATTATCCGGATCAGATGAAGATCCTCTATTTCCATCACCATCCGTTCATACACTCGGATCCGTTTATGTACCTGAAAAACGCCGAGGTCCTTGCCCAGGTCATTTATGGCAGGGTTGCGGTTGTCTGTTTCGGCCACAAGCACGTTCCCGGGAGATGGAAAGACAGGTGGAACATACCCCGGATGCTGGCAGCTGATAGCCTCTATGATTCGGATACTGCGGCTGAGATTACAATTAACGGCGAGCAAATAACGGTACAGAGCGTACCGATACGAGGTGTAACATGAAACGTTTTGGAATAATTTTAGTGGTCATTTGTGCTGTGTTTCTTATGACAGGGTGCACTAAAGGCCCTCTCAAGATACAGTCGCCCATTGTTATGGCAGGGCAGCAACAACAACAATTCCAAACCCCTGTTCTTTCCGCGCCGATTATCCAGGTGATCGATCAGTTCTGCATTGACGATGAATTCAACCGCGGCCTTTTCGAGGGCTACTACATGGGCCGTGAGCTATCCATATTCACAGGGCAGCAGCTCGTAGACATTAAGCGGTTCCGGGAGTTCTGCACGAAACCAAAGCCCGACCGGACCCCCTACGATTACGGCTATATAACCGGGAGGGTTGCAGATAGCCTGGTTGTGGGGCTTGTCCCATACCTGGGGCGTGATGCAATAATCCTGCTCAGGGCCGCAGGGCTCCCGCTTTGAGGGGCGACGCCATGAAACAACTTTTTGAAATGGAGATCAATGATAAAAATCTCGTGATCGTCTGCGCAACGGCCATCGCCCTGGTTGCTGTGGGCATCCTTGGCGAACCCGCCCTGGGGCTTGCCGCCAATGTAGTCAGCGGCATGTTCGGCGTGGCAGTCGGGAAGACATTGAAATAATGAAGACAAAAGAAGCTCATAGCTCAAAGCTCATAGCTCAAAGCTCACAGGGAATGCAGTTGCTAATTCCTTACAGCTATCAGCTTACAGCTTACAGCTAATTCACCGAAGGAGGACACCATGAATCGACATAAAAATACAACTCACAGGAAAGGCAGTTTTTTACAGCTTATAGCTATGAGCTTACTTTTTTTGCTGTCAGCTATGAGCTATCAGCTATTAGCCCCTCCGCAGGCACAGGCAGCCCCGTATATCGTCTGTGATCCACAAACAGTGGTGCAGTTCTATGAGATTACCGGCTGGACATCGACCTCGGAGCCCGCACAGACGGACGGGGCCATCAAGCTGGACGTAGCCGCGGCCCCGGTGGGGACAACAAGCCTGACATTTAAGGCATGTCTCGCAGATCCAGTGTGGGGAAAGGTGTGCTCGGTCGGCGTCCCTTTCGATTTAGTGCGACCGGGAGCACCCGCAAAACCAGTAAATATAATGTTAAAGCCATGAAAATCTACAATTGGAAACAATAATGGCACGACATCGTAACAGGATAGACGTCTACCAGGCGCCGACCGGATGGGGGTGGTGGCTGACAATCGAACTCTGGTACAACGCCCTCGATCCTGATGCGTATGGGAACAGGGGCAGCCATTGGATATACAGGCACAGCGAGGGGCCGGAAACACCCCAGGGAATCTGGGACGACTGGTTTGTGATAGACGACAGCATCCTAAAAGGAGCATAAGTGCCGAACAATTTCGCCGATGACCCCAATTGCGTAGCCCTCTACCGATTCGAGAATGGCGCCCTGGTCACCGATTCAAAGGGGTCAAACACCTTAACCGATGTCAATACCGTTGCGTCTGATACCGTTAATTACAAAGAGGGAGCAGGTAGTGCTGATTTTGAAGTAAACAATGTAGAATCCTTTTACCGGACTGATACTAATCTGTCCGCTGATTTCCCTTTAAAATCCGGGACTGAAAACAAAACATTTTCATTTTGCACATGGTTAAAAATAGAATCTCTTACAGCCCACAGATTTTTTATCGGGAAGACAGATTGGGACACAACCGGAGATGGCGTCCAGAACTCACTTGCTATCAATGTAAGATCCGATGGAGCTATATCACTTGAACTTGGATTTAATAGCGGCCTAAGTTCAGAGACTAAAACACATGCTTCTACATTATCGACAGGCACCTTTTATCACGTAACAGTATCGTATGATAACACAGACAAGTCTTATGCCATTAGAGTGAGGGACGCAAGTGGTGATGTGGTGGGTAGTGACCTTGTAGGAACATTCACTATGGACGCCAACAAGTTATCTCTTTGCCCTCATAGATTCAATGTGGGAACGGCTCGTGGCTCAAACGATACTGGATCTAAATATCCCTTCGACGGTCTCATGGATGAGCTGGTCATTTTTAACGATGTCATCACCGCGGATGAGGCGACATTAATCGCAAAAGGGACATATCCAGGGACAACTACCTACACGAAAACTACGTCCCTGAACGCCCTCCTGCAAAAGGGCTACACAAAAACAGCCGCCCTCGATTCCCTTATACAGCGCACAGGGATTACAAAAACCGCGTCAATCGACAGTTTCATCCAAAAAGGTTATGCGGCCGCCACGGCAACCGACGCATTACTGCAGAAGCTCAAAACAGTGATAGCCTCTCTCGATGCCCTGCTCAGAACAACCGGCATAACCAAAACAGCGTCCCTTGATTCATTGCTCGCCAAAACAGGGTTGACCAGGACAGCCTCTCTCGACTCTCTGATTTCCGCAGTCTTGATCAAAACAACATCCCTTGACGGATTGCTGCAAAAGACAACCGCCGTCTCTGCCGGCATCGATGCTATGCTCCAAAAGAGCCGCAGCGAGACACTATCCCTCGACGCCCTGATTCAAACGGCAAATATCGTTAAGTCCCTTGTCCTCGATGCACTCATCCGGACAACAGGACTCAAAACAATATCCCTTGATGCGATCATCCAGGGGCTTACCGTGTGTCATGTATCTCTCGATGCCCTGCTTGCTGTTCTCGATCAGACGGAGGTTGTCTCCCTCGACGCCCTGATCCAGGCAGTAAAAGCTAAGACGCTATCTCTCGATGCGATGCTGCAAATAGTCGGGACAAGGACAATCTCCCTGGACAGCCTCATAGCCGCAGTCATGACCGGCAGCGTAGGGCTTGACGCCGTCATAGAGGCTATCGCATACGAAACAAAAACCGTCTCCCTCGACGCCTGTCTACAAAAATCGTTGGCGCAGATAACCGCCATTGACGCGATTATCCAGAGTGCAACGAGCATCCTGGTATCCCTCGATGGATTCATCGCCGGCATCAAAAGCGGGGATATATCCCTGGACGCAATGCTGGCAATGATCGGGACAAACAGCCTATCCCTCGACGGTTTTATCCAGCGCCGGCAACTGACCGGACTATCCCTGGATGCATTCCTGATCCTGTACGGGCAGACTATAACAGCCCGAGAGACAATATATGCAAAGACCCGCATCACGTCGGCGAAGGCTCAAACGAGAAATACGACGGTGACCGCTCCCGTACGCAATAAGCGTGTAACAGCGCGATAAAGGAGGCATTGCCATGGCCGCAACAATCCAGATTCATGAAATGAGCGCAGTGGAAACAGGAGCGAATAAAACATCCGGTACGGTACGGTTCAAAGATGCCGACAACAACACAGTAGACGCGAACAACCCTCTGGTAGTGCCTGCAGCGGATACGATCTACAGCTACACCAAGAAACTCCGGGCTTATATGGATGCCCCGCCGAACACAAATATCAGCAATATGCGCTGGTATTCGGACGGAAGCAATACCTTCGGCACAGGGATATCGGTCAACTGCAAAAATATCGGCGTTACCTTCGGCTCTCAGTATAAGACTGCCATGTCCGGCGGCGCTGATCTTTTCGGAAAAACATCGGGCAGCCCCCTTGACGGCGACGGAACCGATACCGGGCCATTTGTCCCTGGGGATGATGACACCTACATCGGCGATATCATTGAATTGCAGATGGCGGTTGCCAGTACCGCTTCGAATGGCGCGCTGGCTGCTGAGACGCTGACTCTGGCATATGATGAAATTTGATATATAGCTAATAGCCAAGAGACGATATTTCTCAGCTCTAAGCTCTTGGCTCTTAACTAACCGGAGGATACATGGTCCAGAACAATTATACATGGGAAGCGGAAAAGGAAGACGGAACGATTATCACCGAAGGCGGCGACCTTGACGGATGTGTCCGGTTCTCCCTCATCCCTTCCATGCCTCTCCTGCCCCGCCATGACATCATAGGGGTTCCTATGGTGCGCCGTTTCGGCAGGGGCTTTATCAGGGTTATGGGGGATAAACCCCCTGAATATCTCCATTGCGTTGTCTGCCATGATTGTCGGCTGTATGTGCGGTCAAGCGACGGGGGGATATTGATAACGCCGGCAGACCATGAGGTGTATTTATTATGAATAAATTTATCATTGACGGGGTAATATACCACCTGTTCAGCGGCAAGCAGCCATACGAAGAATATTACACGGCCTTTGATTTTACAAATTACCTGGATGCCGAGACGATCCTCTCAGCGGTAGTCTCCGTGATTGACCTGGCCTCTCCCGCCGTGGATGTAACTGCAACCATAACAACAGCCGGCAGTCAGGCCATAACCGATGGAACGGTCTACGTATGGGTCAAGGGAGGATCCTCCGGCCATACGTATAAAATTACCTGTAAGGTCGTGTGCTCCGCCGGATCGAAACATGAACTCGACGTAATTCTCCCGGTGGTGGAAAAATGACCCTCCTCGACATCATTGCCGCCGATCTCGACGCCGTATTTTTCAACACCAATGATTATGCCGTCACCGCAACCCACGTTCCCACGGGAGCGCCGTTGAGAATAATCTTTGACGAACAGTACCAGGGCATAGGCGCCGACGGCATGGAGATAGCCTCTTCCGCCCCCCAGGCCAGGGCCATGTCGGCAGACGTAGTCGGATTCAATACAGGTGACCTGATCACCCTGGGCGCCCGCGTTTTTGTCCTCGCCGGCCCGCCGGAGTCCATAGGCGCCGGAGTGAGCATTTTAAAGCTGTCCGAAAAAACAGAGGAGTATCCGCCATGACCGTAAAAGACATTATCGCGCTTATCGCAGAAAAGCTTCTCGACACCAGCGCATTTGCCCTCGTGACGGACGCCTCCCGGTGGGGCCACACGGTGAAGACAACCCCCATGGCAGTGGTGGGCTTTGCCGGCGCAAGCAACGCCGACGATTCTTTCTCGTCCCTTCAGGAGGAGATCTACACCGTTATCGTGGCCTCGAACACGGCCAACGAGACCGAGGACATCTATGACCTCATCGACACCGCCCGCGATACGATCCACGCTGTTGCCGCTGCGGACATCTGGCCCTTTGCCTGGGTGTCCACAAAGCGCATCGAGACAGACCCCGGCGTCCTCGCCTATGAAATCAGCTTCCAGACCCAGCGGACCATAGAGTCCGTTGATGCGGTGTAACCATGAAAGATACCCTCTCCGTCTCCGTCATCATCCCCGTTGTCAGGCCCGAGAAGGCCGTCCGCTGCGCCCTTGCCGCCCGGGACAACGCGGGGATCCCGGAGGCCAATCTTGAGATACTCCTTATCCCGGACACAGACGGCATCGGCGCCCCCGCCATGACGGACAGGCTTACCCGCATGGCCCGCCACGACCTCGTCTGCTTTCTGGGGGACGACACCATCCCCCAGCCTGATTATCTGCTCCATGCCCTCGCCGCCATGGAGACCTTTCCCGGCAGGTGGGGCCTCGTGGCCTTAAACGACGGGATATGGCACGGCGCCAACGCCACCCACTGGCTGGCCCATAAGGCCCTCCTCGATCATCTCCCCGACCGCCAGTTTTTCAACACAGCCTATGGTCATGCCTTCTGCGACCGCGAGCTCACGGACATCTGCCAGGAGATGGGCCGCTACGCCTACGCGGAATCTGCCGTCATTATCCACGATCACCCCCATGTCACAGGCGAGGCCCTTGATGAGCACTATGCGAAGATCTACGACCAGGAATATTTCATGCGCGATCAGCGCACCTACTGGCGCCGGAAACGCGCCCGCAAGGGATTCAACCTGGCCATCGGCCTGCCTCTGGCCGGCACGTACCGGGACGACCAGTTCTGGATATCCTTCATGGCGCTTGAAAAACCCGACTTCAGTCTCTTTGTGCCGCGGATCCAGATCGGGGAGTTCAGTTGGGATGTCGCCGTTATCCGCGACGATATCATCGAGCAGGCGCTGGAGGCGGGCGCAAGCCACCTGTGGATGCCCGACACAGACCAGACCTACCCGGAGGGCACGCTCACGCGCCTCCTTGCCCACGCCGCAGAGGGTAAAAAGGTAGTCGCCGCCCCTGTCCACCGGAGGTATCCTCCCTTCCAGGTCACCGCTGTCCGGGGCGCCCCCGACGCCTACACGCTGCTCCCCGACGCAGAGCTTTACTCGAACGGGCTCGTGGAGGTGGACGGCACCCTCTTCAACATGGAGGTCTTCGATAACCTGGACAGGCCGTGGTTCGCCCTCCAGAAGACGGCGGCAGGAAGGCCCCTGGGAGAGGATTATTACCTGTGCAGCCGCCTGCGGGCGCAGGACGTGAAAATCTATGTCGATTGCGCCATAGAAGTGGGCCACATCGGTCGCCTGATTATCGGCCGCACCGTGTACGAGATAGCAAAACAAATTCAGAGATCAAACCAAAGGAGGACACGCCATGGCAGGAACAGCGATTGAAGGAAAGAATTGCAAGGTCACCATCGGGACCACCCAGATCCTCGGCATCGGGGACTGGAGCTACGACCCCGGAGAGGTGGAAGAGTACGACAACGCGGAATTCGGTGACACCGCCGAGCTGGTGCTCCCGGGAATCAGCAAGCGCGGGTCCATCCAGTTTTCCGGCCTCGCCCGCTTAGACGACATGACCGGGCAGGAGGCCATGAAGCTCGCCAAGATCAACCAGACCCAGTTGACCGATCTCCGGTTCTACATGAGCGCCGCAAAATACCTGGCCGCCAACAGCACCACCGGGTATTTCAACGCCTCAAGCACCACGGGCAACAACACCCAGAAGAGCTATGTAACGATCCAGAAATTCGACATCAAGGCTATGAAGAACGGCCTCGGCACGGTGAGTTTTTCCGGCACCGTATCGGGCCAGATGACAGAGAACGCGACGTAGCAAAAAGGAGGCCCCATGCAGTTGGATTTAACCCGCTACAGCTATACCGGAGAATGGTTCGAATTCAGGCCGGGGGTACGGCTCAAAATCAGGCCCTACCCCCAGTCCATGAGTTCCATGACAATTTTAGCCGGCGCCATTACCTTCCCCGGCGCCGACGCCTTAAAGACCTTCGATTACTGCCTCGTGGACGCAGAGGGCCTGGATATCTCCATCAACGGAGAGGCGCAGGCACTCACCGCGGCAGTAAAGAAGGTGATCTTCGATTTTGACGTTGAGGGCATTCCGGCATTTGTGATCATCCATGCCCGCGACCTTGCCGTCAGGAGGGACGATGGATCAAAAAACTCCGAGGCTTCGCCCGGCGGGTAGTCGAGAAACCATCGTGCGAAGCGTGCCGGATGCTGGCGGAATCCGCCTGCGACCGGACCCCCTGCGACCAGTGCTTTCCGGAGATCTCCCCGGAGGATGCGGAGGCTGTCATGATCTTCCAGGTGTGCGCCAGCCAGGTGATCACCGGGCCGGGGGGCGCAATCGACGTCAATCTCCTCGCCGTCAAAATGGCGATGGATCTCTACGGCGTGGCCGATCAGCCCGCCTGCATGGACAAGGTGCGCATCATGTTTTCAGAATACATGGCAGCAGCCAGGGAGAAGACCGATGAATGAAATGAAGCTCAGGATCAATGTTGACGCCTCCGGCGCCACCAAGATAAACGGAGTCCGCCAGCAGGTAAAAAGCCTTGAGACCGGCGTTCACGGCGCGGCGGGTGCAATGAAATCCCTTGGTTCCGCTATGGGCGGCCTGGTCAGTATCGCGGCGGTTTACGGTCTTCTCCGGCTGGCAAAGAGCTCCCTGGACGCCATGGACCGCATCGACGAGCTCTCCCAGCAGACGGGCATCGCCACGGACACCCTCCAGGCATACGGCTACGCGGCGAAATTCTCCGGCCTCTCCCTTGAGGATGTGAGCAAGGCATTAGGCAGGCTCTCCCGCAACACCTACGACGCGGCGGCCGGCACAGGGGAATCAAAGCGGGCCTTCGACGCGCTCGATATCGCCGTCAAGAACTCAGACGGCAGCCTCCGCTCCACGGAAGAGATCATGGGCGACGTGGCCGAGCGTTTTGCAAAGATGAAGGACGGCACGGCAAAAACAGCCCTTGCCCTTACCCTCTTCGGCCGCGCAGGCGCCAACTTGATCCCCTTCCTGAACATGGGAAAAGAGGGCATCAAGCGCCTCACCGAAGAGGCCCGCAGGCTCGGGATCGTCATCGACGAATCCACCATCAAGCAGGCGGCAGAGCTCACCGACAACATCGACCGCATCAAGATGTCCGGGTCCGCCCTCATGGCCCATATGCTCTCCGGGCTCACCCCCGCGCTCAACAGACTCGCCCAGGCCCTGCTGGACACGTCCGCCAAGGGCAACCTTGTGAAAGAATGGGCCGAGAACATAGGCACGTTTCTCAAGTCCGTCGCAAGCGTTGCCGTGGGCACGGCTGCGGCGTTCGATATTCTCGGCGCCGCCATCGGCGAGAATCTTGCCAAGGGCGCGAAGTGGCTCGCAGACGCGGACAAGCGCGGCGGGCTGTTCCTGCAGCGCGGCAACCAGGCCAAGCAGT